AGGACCAGACCGAACACGATCGGTTCCTCCTCGACAAAGTCGCAGCGGCCCGGCGGCTAATCGAGAGCCGGCTCTCCGTCACGCTCGTCGCGACCCAGTACCGGGCGACCTGGCGGACTGGCGGGAAGATCCTCAATCTGCCCGCCCCGCCCGTGCTGATCTCCGGCACCTATCCGATCACGATCACGGTCGACGGGGCTGCCCTGTCGGCGTCCGACTACGAGGTCGATCAGGACGCGTTCCCGGCTACCGTCACGCTCGACAATGAGACGACCAAGAAGATCGTTGTCACCTACTGGGCCGGCGTCGCTCCGGGCGGCGTGATCGAGCCCATGGTCCGATCGGCGATCCTGGCCTACGTCAACCACCAGTTTGAGAACCGCGGCGTCCTCAACACCGAAGGCGGCGGCGAGCTGCCCCAGGCGTTCGAGACGCTCCTCGCGGCGAGCTCGTGGAACGGAGGCTGGTGATGGCACGACCTGCCGGCCGATACCGCGAGGTCTTCGTCCTGGAGCGGCCCGTCCGAAGCCGCAACGCGGCCGGCGGGACCGTCGAGACCTGGGAGACGGTCGCGACGATACTCGGGTCCTACGAGGCCACGAGCTACAACGAACAGGCACGACGCGGCCAGGTCGGCGGTGGGATCTCGGCCACGGTCTACACGAGATACCGGAGCGACGTAGCAGGTGACCAGCGTCTCCGCTGGCCGAGCCGCGGCGACCGGCTCCTTTACGTCTCGGCCGTCGTCGAGCAAGGTAACCGCGACGACCTCGAGCTCACCGTCGAGGAGCAGGCGGCATGATCGTCCTCGGGTGGAGCAACGTCGAAGGGCAGATCGGGGCGCTGATGGCTCGGTTTGAAGAGCTGCCGCGCTACATCGCCAAAAAGCATTTGAAGGCCGCGATGAAGAAAGCCGGGAAGGACGCGATCCCGATCCTAAAGGCGAACACGCCGGTCGGTGGCGGCCGCCGCGTGAAGGCCGCGGTCGTCCGCGGTGAGCTGAAGATGAACTACAAGCGCCGTGGCGGCTCGCTGCGGCGGGCCTCGACGTTCATGTCGAAATACAAGGGCACGAACAAGGACGGGGCCGTCTTCGGGATCCTTGGCTACAAGTACGGCTGGGAATCGCGGAAGGCCATCTGGCTGGAGTTCGGCACGAGCCGCGGGATCGAGCCGCGGAAGATGGTCGAGAAGAGCCTCGCGGCGTCGAAGGGTATCGTCGCCAGCAAGCTACAAGCCGAGATGGCGGCAGCCCTCGAAAAGGCCGCGATAGAGCTAGCGTCTGGAATGAATCCAGGCATGTCGAAGCGCGGGCTCGCCGCCGGCATCGCCCCCAAATAGGAACAGCCCATGCCAACCCCGCACGTCTGGTTGAAGGAAGCGATCGAGGACGCCACGTCGGCCACGGCCTGGCCGGTCGGCATGACCGGCACCCAGTCGCCGCCGTTCACGATCTACGCTCGCGAGGCGACGGGCCGTGAGCAGGTCCTGGCCGACACGTTCGACGACACCCCGTCCGCCGACCAGGTCAACCCGGTCGCCCGGTTCCTGGTGGCGGTCTACGCCGACGACTACGTCCAGGCCTGGACGCTCGCCGGCCAGATCACCGCGGCGATCCACAAGTTCGCCGGCACCGCCGACGGGACGACGGTCGAACACTGCCTGGTTCTCGACGAGCGAGACGGTCAGCCCGACTACCTCGAGGGCCGCGAGATTCCGACCTACACGGTCGAGCTGTCGGTCGAGATCCGCTGGGCCGAGTGAGATTCGCCCCGCTGCTACCGCCATAAAATCGACCACGTCCGACACAGGAGCCGACTATGCCGATCTCCACGCTGACCTCGCCAGGCCCGACGATTCCGTCCGGCGCGAAAACGATCTCTTTCAAGGACATCGAGACGGCCGGGGCGACCGCGAAGGAGGACGTGACGGTCCTCGGGGACTCGACTCGCCAGTATGCGGCCCCTCCGCTGATCGAAGGCGGTACGAAAGTCGCGACGAAGACGTGCAGCGTCTCAGGAAATCTGAAGTCGGACACGACCCTCGCGATCACCGCGGCCGCCACGACGACCGGCTGGATTTGTGAGAGCTACGAGAAGAGCTACGAGGTCGGCAAGTACGCCACATGGTCGGCCGAGTTCTCCTACTATCCGGCCTCGTAATCAGGAGCAGACGACGTGCCCGCAGCAACATTCACAAGTTCGCAAGGGTTCGCAGCGTATAGCGTCTCCGGCGCTACGAAGGTCACCGTGAAGGTCGCGCGGAAGTCTGACGTGACGCCGCAGCTCGACGCCTCGACCCTGTCGATCGCCGACGGCGGGACGCGGGTCTACGAAAACGGCCTGACGGACTACGGCCAAAACTCTGCCACCGGAACGGTCGTCACCGTCACGATCGAGGGCCTCGGATCAACGAAACCCACGAAGGGAACGACGATCACGGCCGAAGGCGTCGTCTGTAAGTGTATGGACTCCACGAGCGACGACTCGGCAGGCGAGCTGAAGAAGTGGACAGCCAACTACACGAGCGACTACGCGGCCTGACCGTAGGAGGCCGACTCGATGCCGACTCCTTCGTCTCAGGGCTCGACCTGCTCGTTTAACGGTCAGAATCTTGGCCGGATAACTCGCTGGCGAGTCTCCCCTGGCAGCGCCGTGTTCGTTGAGAAGACGAACATCACGAGCGAAGTCGTGGGATACGGGTCGAACGCCAGGATCGTGAAGGTATATGACTGCATCGCAATTGATCCGGGGACGGTCGAGGTCACACTTTACGGATGCCCTCCGTATGTGAATGCCGACATCGGGTTCCGCTCTAGTGTGTCGGTAGTCGGGGATGGCGTGTCGCTGACGAAGCTGGCCTACCTTGAGTCGTTCGATGTGACCGGCAGCGTCGGCGAGTTCCTGGTCGGACAGGCAGTCTTCAAACTCACAGGTGAAGGATCATGAGTGCCCTCGACGCAACGCCCGATGTCGTCACCGTCACGCCGCCAGGAGCTGTCGACTCCGTCTACCTGCGGTCGCCCACGTTCAAAGAATGGCACGAGCTGGTCAACGCCCACGGCGAGCTGATCAAGCCTGACGGCACGGCCGGCCGAGCCTCGGCAGCCCTGATCGCGAAGACGCTCACGACCTGTGTCTGCGACGTGAACGGCAAGCCCTGCGGCCTTGCGGCCGAGAAGGTACTCGCGGCGAATCACGCGGTCGTGATGTGGATATACGACCAGTGCTGGCGGACCGTCCTCCGCAGCGGCGAGCAGGTCGTCCAGGATCACGAAAAAAACTCCGAAGCCGGTCAGGACTGACGGAACGCTTCCTGTACCGGCTGGCAGCACACCTGAAGATCCCGAAGGTTGAGGAATGGAAACACGAGGTAACGATCGACCAGGTCCATCGGTGGATGGCTTACTACCGCGTCGAGCCATTCGGGGAGGACTGGCTCCGGACGGCACGCGGGACGCTGTTCACGGCGATGGCATTCGGGGCCAAGCCAGACGAAGGATTCGTTGACGTGTTCCTACCCAACTACGACCCGGAAAGAGAAATGACTCAGGACGAGATCGACGCGAAGATTGCCGCCTGGGCGGCGCAGCAAAAGAAAGGCTAAGACGTGGCCTCGATCGGGAAGGTATCCGCCGTATTCACCGCGTCAACGTCCGGGCTCACGTCCGGCGTGAAGGCGGCGTCGTCGTCCTTCCGATCGCTCCAGTCCGACACGTCCTCTCTCTCGTCGAGTATGCGGGCCCTGGTCGCGATCAACGGGGCCCAGCTCTTCGGCTCGATCGCGTCTTCGGCGATCTCCGGGGCGCGGAGCCTTCTGTCATACGCCGACAGTCAGTCGCAAGTGATCGACTCCTCGAGCAAGATGGCGGCCAGGCTGGGCATGACCTACGGCGAGTTCGCCGGCCTGTCGCTCGCGGCCGATCTGGCTGGTGTGTCGATGGAGACGATCGGCAAGGCCTCACAGAGGGCCGAGATCGCGTTCGCCAAGGCGGCCGGCGGATCAAAGATCGCGACGGCGGCATTCTCTGGCCTTGGCCTGTCGGTCCAAGAGCTGGGCGGGATGTCGGCGTCGGAGAGATTCGACGCGATCGCCGCGGCTATCGCCAAGATCCCGAGCGAAGGGCAAAGAGCCAAGGCGGCCGTGGACCTTTTCGGTAAGGCCGGGTCCGAGCTGCTGCCGCTGTTCTCCGGAGGCGTCGACGGAATCGCCCAGGCACGGAAAGAAGCCGAGCGTCTCGGGCTCGCTCTGACCTCGACACAGGGCCGCGAGGTCGAGGCGATGAACGACTCGTTCACGATGGTATCCAAAGCGATCGCCGGCATCGTCCAACAGGTCAATGCCTACATGGCTCCGGCTGTTCGTCGGATCTCCGAGGCCTTCGTAAAGATGGTCGGCGACATCGGCGGGCAGACCATCGGTCAGCGGATCGGCCAGGGGATCATCGACGGGGCGAAGTATCTGGCGACCGTGGCCGACCTGATCACGAACGGATTTAGAGACATGTACTTCGCCGCTGCCGACGTTCTCGGCGTCACGGTGACGAAGGAGGCGACGCGGCTAAAGGAAATGCAGGCGCAGATTCAGGCCGGCACC